GGTCTTTGCCTTCTAGTTCTATTAAGTATACCTCTTTGCCTAAATTAATAAGACTTTGTGCATGGTCTATCGCTTGTTTGAAAGCATCTTTATCCAAAGCAAGATAAACTGTTTTTACTTCAGATGTAACTAGTTTAATCATCAGTGACTCAGGTATAGTTTTACCAAATAGTGGAATAGCATTACGCCTGATTGCTATAGCATCAAACATACCTTCACATAATATAACAGGAACAGACCAGTTAATAAAGTACTCTAATCCTATAAGTTGATTCTTATTGCAACTAGGTGCATCGTACTTACGACCAGGATCAGATTCAAATGATCTGGCAATAAAGTAGTTTATATCGCCCTTTCTATCATATGATGGTACTATGATCCTATTTCTATATCTGCCAGTTTTACAATAGCCTATATTATACTTCAGTATATCATTTAAAGTAATAGACCTTTTTTTGAGATACGATATAGCATGCCTATACTCTAATGAATTGTCTTGTTCTGAGAGTGAAATAAACTCTTTGGGTAGGGTTACTTTGTCATGCTTTAGTGTATCAATCTTAGTATTGTCACCTTCGAAGTAAGACTTCATTTCCACTATCCTATCTAAAGGCGCATCTATTTTCTTGAACAGAGAAACAGGCGTTTTACCTTTAGTGGCAGGATGACAAGTCCAGCAGTTGTATTGGCCAGACTTAATGTTTACTATCAACTTTGGATTGTGATGCTTACAGACAGGGCAATAAAAGGCATAGTCCATAGTGGTCTTAGAACCTTTACCCTTACCTAAAACCGTTTCTAGTAAACCTAATACGAGCAGCTCCTTGTCCATTTATCAAATATAAGACAAAAAAACGAAACAAAAAAATAAAAGATAAAATATTTTTTTATGTCAAATATTTGTTGTATATTAGTTAAACTAACGACGCATACTCAGGCTCTATGCCATAGCTTGGTTAAATTCCATGAGTGAGTTTTAGAATGAGTAAGTAATGCGTCTACCAGGAGCTAAGACTAAGATATGCTTCAGGTATATAAAAATAGTAGGTAGTGAAATTCTAAAATAATATCGGTCATGGCCGACGGTTTAGTCCGCTAAAGGGTTTTAGATATAAGCTACAGATGAAAAACAAAGTCAATCTTACTCTAAACAAAGGCTTAATACCTTTTAACTAGCTATTATGCAAGATGAAATTAAAATAGATAATGATACAATAACAGAAGAGCAATTAAATGCATTATATATGTATCTATCAATGACATGGGATACAATGAACGATAGTGAAAAAGAAACATGGAATAAATTAATGGAACAAATAGATAAAAACTTTTATGAAATCGATTAACTTAATTACTTTAGAAGGGTGCAAAAGATGTACAAAGTTAAAAAGTATTTTAGATCAAAGTAGTTTAAAATATGAAGTATATAGTTGCACTGATTTTCCTGGTTTCTGTGATGAAGTAGAGTATATTACAGGGATGGAAAATTATCCTATTGTAAGAATAATAGACTCTACAAAAGAAGTAGACACATTTATATATCTTGGAAGTAGTTATGAAGAACTAGGAAAAGAAAAAGAATTAAATGGTGGACATATAGGAATTCCTGTACACTATATAGATAATATGCTACAATACATAAATAATGATTAAATTGAAAATATGAAATACAAACAATTGATAGTAAGAAAAATCGGTGAATTAAAAAACTATTTAGTAGGGCAAAAGTCTCTCATATCTACTAGTAGGTCTAGAGAAGAGATTTTTGCTCAAATAGAAAAAATAGAAGACAAAATAAGAGAGATTGAAGTCTTAATTAATAGTGAGCAAGATTCATTTTAATATAAAAAAAATAAGTTATGAAAAGTTTAAGCCCTGAGCAAATGCTTGAGAATCTGTCTAAGTTCTATTCCTTGATAGATAAATATATTTCTGGAGAAAGGAAAGATAAGCTTCTGGAAATGTACAAGGATATTGAAGAGACTTTGACTACTTCCCCTGCTTCAACAAGAGTTAATTTTCACAATGCCTTTCCTGGAGGTTATTTAGATCACGTTGTCAGAGTTACTGAAGGTGCTTTGATATTTGAAAAGGTTTGGGATAAATTTGGTCAGAGTAAAAACTATACAACTGAAGAGCTAGTATTCTCAGCAATTAATCATGATCTTGGTAAACTAGGTACTAATGAAGAACCTGTTTATATTCCTAACCAATCACAATGGCATAGAGAGAATCAAGGTCTTATGTACAATTACAATCCGGCTTTAACTCATATAAGAATTGCTGAGAGAAGTCTGTTCGTGCTCCAGAAGTATGGTGTACCAGTTACAGAGAATGAGTTCTTGGCTATCAGGCTCCATGATGGTTTGTATGAAGAAGCAAACAAGCAGTATTATATTACCTACAATAAGGAATCAGAATTGAGGTCTAATATAGCTTACATACTGCATCAAGCAGATTTGATGTCTTGTAAAATTGAATCACAAATAAAGTAATATATCATGACATTAGGAATTATAGCTATAACAGTTTGGGTTGTATCCATTATAGGATATGTAATTTGGAACCTATTCCAAAAAAATAGAAAGTTAGAAAGAATGGCAGTATCTCAACAAGTCTTTATTGGCAATATTAAAGACTGTATGAAAGAGATTAACAACTGTGCTAACCAAATCGATTCTAAATTGTGGGTACAATCTGATCCTGAGTTTTTGAGTCTAATGGAAAGTGTTAAAGAAATGCAAAACCGAATAAACGAATTTATAGAAGAATAATATGAGTGATGTACTAGTAGCAGAAGAGACGGTATTATTAACTAAGAAAGGAGAGCCTAGGAAACGAAAGCCAAAAAAGAAGAATAACTATTTCACAAAAGAAACAGAAGACGCTATTTTAAGGTATCGCAATTCTAAAAAGCAAGCAGAAAGAAATAGAATATATAATGAGCATATTCATTATGGCTTTTATAAACTAGTAGAGAATATCATTCACACGTTTAAGTTCTATTATACTGAGGTTGATAATATTGAGGACCTTAAGTATGAGGTTATATCGTTTCTCCTACAGAAGTTAGACCTTTACGATCAATCAAAAGGTAAAGCTTATTCTTATTTTGGTACTATCGCCAAAAGATATCTGATTATATACAATCAAAAGAACTATAGGAAGTTAGTAAATAAAACAGATATTGGAGAACAACAAGACGACAATTCTATCGTTAATAGCATAATAGTCAAAGAACCAGAACCAGAGCTAGATAAGCTAGACGTGGTCGAGCTTTTTATCAAATACGTAGATGACAATTTATTAGAGCTATTTGACAAAACAGAGGATTTAAAAGTCGCTGATGCTATCCTAGAGATATTCAAGAAGAGAGAGAATATCGACATATTCAATAAGAAGGCAGTCTTTATATATGTAAAAGAAATGACTGATGCCCAATCTAATACTATTACAAAAGTAATTAAGAGGCTAAAAGTAATATACAAAAGGATTCTAGATAACTACTTAGAAAATAGTGACTATTAATATTTATTTTAAAAAGTCATGGAACTAGATAAGGAAATATTCAAAGGAAAAACAATAGGAGATTTAGTAGAGGAAGTTTATAACAAACATAAAAATCAAGACTCAACATTAAAACAAGAGATAATGAGGCTTGCTGATATGATTGAAACTCCTGGTGATGCTATAGTTGTTGTGCCTTTATTAAAAGGCTTTTTTGATTCTAGCCTAAAAAATGATGAGGTTTTAATGAAGCTATTGACCTTATTCCAAAAAGCTGCAGATAATAAAAAAGATAATACTGAAGATAATGGCTTGTTGACAGAAAAAGATATAGAACAGCTTTTCTCTGAGGTATCAAATATTAAAATCAAAGATCCTAAACAACTACCTAGCGCATAATGGGATTATTTGATGTATATACTGGTGGTAATAATAATGGAGCTGGCTACTACTTTCAAATAGGTAGAGTTAAGTCTGTTGTTATGGGACCTTATAAAGGTGGTACTAAAGAAGTAGATTTAGACTACAATGATCCATCAGATATAGGTTCTATTAAATATGAGCTACTATATTCGTCATTAGGAATATCAAAGTCAAATGAAGTATCTGAACCAGCTTATCCTATATTCAGCTTTATAAAACAGTACCCTCTCATAAATGAGATAGTCCTAATATTAAAAGGACCCACTGAGGGGTTAAATGACAGATCAGATAGACAACAGTCATACTACTTTCCTCCATATGATTTGTGGAACCATCCTAATCACGGTGCATTTCCAAACATGGAAGAATGGAAAGACTATTTAAGAGACACTGTAGTACCTGCTCAATATAATGGTCTAGCAGTAACAGGATCTATTCCTTTAGGTTATGCAGTGTCTGAGAAGCAATCAGTTAAGCCATTAAAACCATTTGAAGGAGATACTATCATACAACCTAGATGGGGACAGTCTATAAGATTTAGTAGTACTATAACTACTATGAAGAGTTCAAATACTTGGTCTAATTCAGGCCAAGAAGGAGATCCTATTACAATTATAGTTAACTCACAAGGTAAAAGAATTACTAGGAGTCCT